GCGTTCGACCAGCCCTCCGTAGAGGTAAGCGAGGAGGCGGTGGAGGCGGCAAAGCAAGCCTTTGAACGAGTCCCGAACGGAGCGCAGTTCCGGGAGAAGCTGACGCAGCTACCCGAATACGGCGAGGCCGTGGTCGTGCCACCCGCTGAGCTGGCTCGCCAGATGCTCCAAGCCGCCGCCCCCGCCATCGCCGCTAAGGCTGTGGAGGCCGAGCTGGAGCGGTGTACGGAGGATCACGTATCGAAGATCGAAGCTACGAAGCGTCTCAATGAGGCTGTAGAGGAGAAGGATGCGGAGATCGAGTGGTTGCAGAAGGAACTTGACGAGGCTGCCCGTCAGCGTCAAGACCGCACGCGGGAAATGGTCGAACGGCTCTGCCCCTACCTGAAAGAGCAGGATGGCTTAGCCGAGATGGGGGCGCTCGCGGCTGCACTTTGCGAGCGAGAAATCTCTCGCGCCGAAAAGGCTGAGCAGGCTGTAGAGGAGAAGGGTGCGGAGATAGCGCGGCTCAAGCAGGCGATTGCCGCCGAGAAGCTGGTCGCCCGCGAAGATGCCCGTCACGAGGCCACCTTGCAAGACAGCAAGCTGAAGGCGGCCATACAGAAAGAGCGGGAGCGGCTGATTACCAAGCTGCTTTCGCTCAACCTTCTCACCGTCGAGCTTGAGGAAGCAATCCGGGGTTCCCTCGACCAGGAGGACTCAGATGGATCGTGAGATAGAGGGACCGCCCGCGCCGATGACTGAGAAGCTGCCGGATGGTGTGGAGCGCTCCGTGCTGGAGGAGCTGGCGGGGGAGATGCAAGCGGAAGCTGACCGCTGCAAGAACGAGCTTGAGCCTGGCGGACTCCCGAACCATCTGGCGCGCCTGGAAGGTACGTTGGGTGCATACGAGCAAGCGGCTGATCGCATCCGCGACCGCCTCGCCTCCCTCCCCTCAGAGCCGGAGGGGGACACCACGGCGGCCTACATCTATCGCGTGGAGATCGACGGCTTGGAGAACCCCAAGGCGCTGTACTTCGGCCCGGAGGTCAGCATCGATCTGGAGTGCGTTGCCGATGCCTGGCGGAAGACCGGCGCGCACGTCACCCGCTACGTCCCGGCCCAAGAGCCAACCGGACTGAGTGATGAGGACCGGAAGCGGTTGCGGAAGATCGCGGACGTGATGGCGCGCGAGAACCCGGTGCGCTGGCGCAGCGATGAGACTTTCCTCCGCAACCTAGCCAACCAGCAGCAGGGAGGAACCGATGCCTGAGCAGGTACGGCGACAGGCGCTGAACATGCCGGGGGGGGTTCTGAGGTGGTTTGCACAAGAGGCCCAACGTCAGATGGAAATGGCCTCAGACGTCGACCTGTGCGAAGCCATCGGCACGCCGCGGCTCAGACGAGTGGGCAGGGGCTTTCGGGCCACGCTGCTGCTGGAGTTAGACCAGACGGAACGGCTCATGTACTGGGTGCCGGATTCTGCCCCGGCCGACGTCCGCGAGTACCGAGACAACGTGCGTGCCGCCCTCAATCTGGCGCGTTCAGACGAGAGGGGTTCCCATGCCTGAGCAGATCACGGTGACGCTGACGCGGGAGGAGATAGGGGCACTGATCTGGGAGGTTGAGGAGAAGGCGACACGCGACTCTGGGGCTGCGACTACCGCCGTTGCAAAGCTCCAAGCCACACTCGACAACCCCCAGCCAGAGCACGTAGAGGTGACGCTGGGCAGCGGCGAGAAGGTGAGGGTCCCACCCGAGGTCGCGCCGGTCGTCAACGAACGCGACACCTTCGCGGTGCTCGCCGGCTGGAACTACGAGGGCGACGGCGAACACGGCGAGCCCTGGGACTTCGAGCGGGTCAAGCAATCCTGTCTCGACGTTCAGCACGAAGACGCTGCCGCTGACTTGGAGGTCGCGAAGGCAGAGCACGACCGTCTCACCGCCCCCCAGCCAGAGCGCTATACGCGGGGGGAAGTCGAGGAGCGGCTAGAACTCGTTGTGCTTTGCGGCGAGCTGCGGCGCATCGCTGAGGAGGGCAAGGTGCCGAATCCGAGCGAGCACGGACTGGCCGTCGATGTGCTGACGTGGGCCGAGGGCTGGCTCTTGCAACTCTCCGCAGCCTTCCCGGATCAGCAGCCAGAGCCACTAGGAGGGATTAGCGAAACTCGCAGCGCGAGTCGCCAAGCGGGTTTGCGGAAGTAGCTGATTCATGGTGTATATTCCCGCGCGTTCAGTGGTTCGGGTGTCTTTGGCTAAGACGCTGCGAGGCGGTCCTCGGGATTTCCCGGGGGCCGTTTCCTTTTTGTGCGCGGTTCCGTCGTGGCTAGGAGCGCCAGGAACGCCTCGAAGCCGAACTGAGCGACACCGAAGCAGCAATCGAGCGCAAGCGCCAGGAAGACGGGCCATGACGCGGCCGGTCCAACGCTCGACGCAACTCTTCGACTGGCGCGCGATCTGCCCCCAGGACGTCGCTCGGCCGTTCCCTCCGATCGCCGGTCCCGGCCGAGGTAGGACCCTCGCCGAACTCGAAACTCAACGTAAATTGGGTGATCACATTCCCACCCAGGTCGCGCCCGTCAAGTAGCGTTCGGTCGGCGCCGCCACGGCGCTGTTGAAGCCCAAGAGAGGTCCGCGTGGCAACAAGCACGATGCGGTGGCGCGGGCCTCTCTTTTGTCCCGCCCGCCGGACTCCCGTTCTTCCGTCCGACGAGCGTGTCTACCCTTCCGGCCGTCTTGACCAGGGATCAGGCGAAACCAGGAGAGCGGCTCGAAGTCGAGCTGCCCGTGTGCCGCTCGTGCGGGCTCGTGGGGAAACTCCCAGCCGGGCTTGTTTTTAGCCGGATCAAGAGCTTTTGCCGCGGCCCCCACGACGCGCCCCACAAAAAACGCAAGATGGAGCTTGTGCGCTTCGAGGAGGCGCAGTGAGCGGCAAGCTCGTCGGTTGGGCCTTTGCGCAACCGAAGTTGTCGCCGACGCAGAAGCTCGTTCTCGTCGCCCTCGCCGACAACGCACAGGACGACGGCAAGGCGTGGCCCGGCAAGGACACGATCGTCAAGAAGACCGGGCTGGGGAAGTCGAGTGTCTACCGCTCGCTCGACGAGCTCGAGGGCAAGCAACTTCTTCGGTCGGGGACCGACGAGAGGCGGATCGACTGCTACTGGCTCGCCGTCCCACAGGGGGAAGACGATTCCCAGGGTGGGACAGCTTTTCCCACTGTGGGAAGCGTTATAGAGAACCCTCAGGAACCCTCAGATGAACCACCCCCTACTAGCCCCCCAACAATCAAGAGCAAGCTTTCCGAGGAAATCGACAGCGTTTGGGCGACGTATGTTGTTGTAATGAATCCCCGCGGGCGCGGGCGCGAGTTGCAGCCCGACGACCGGAAGATCATCCGCGAGGCACTCAAGGTCGGCGATGTTGGCGAGCTCGAGACGGCGATTCGTACCTGCGAGGCGAGCGACTACCACATGAAGCGCGGCAAGCACAAAGGTCGGCCGGGTGGGCGCCACAAATCCATCGGCTCGATCCTCAAGCCGCGGGCGACGAAGGGCCAGACGTGGCGCAGCCGGCTCGAATGGTGGCTCGACAAGGCCGAGGAACTCGAGCAGGGCAAGAAGCCCGAGTTCGACGTCAACGCTGAGGCCGAGCGCATCCGCCGCGAACAGGAGGCCGACTAGTGGGACACGTGAGCGTCGAGCCGGCGACGTCTGACGTCCCGCCGCAGAACATCGAAGCCGAGGAGTCGGTGCTTGGGGCGATGCTCGTCGCCGACCGGGCGCTCAAGCAGGTCCGCGCCGAGTCGGGCCTGACCCCCAGGCACTTCTACCTCGAAAAGCACGCAGCGATCTTCGAGGCGATCGCCAAGGTGGCCGAGCGCACCGGCACCGCCGACGAGCTCCTCGTCGCCAACGAGCTCCCCGAGCACAAGCTGCTCGTCTCCGAGCTCGCGGCGAAGGTGCCAGCGGCCGGGAACGCGATGCACTACGCCGCGGTCGTCCTCTCCTGCGCTCAGCTTCGAGCCAAGCTCGAGGGGGCGCAGTCGATCATCGCGGGGGTTCGCGAGCGCGTCGACGAGGAGGAGTCGGCGAGGCTGATTCGCGAGGGCCTACAGCTCGCGGCCTCCGACTTCACGATCGAGGCCGAGCGGACGTCGGGGCAGGAGATCCTCGAGGAGATCTTCGACACCTTTGATCAGGACCGCGAGGGCGAGGTCATGGAGCTGCCGTGGTCAGAGCTCAACGAGTGCGTCCTCGGCGGCTACCGGCGCAAGCAGATGTCGGTGCTGGCCGGCTGGGAAAACATGGGCAAGAGCTTCGTTCTCGATCAGACCCTCGCCGGCTTCGACGAGCAGGGCTTCAAATGCGCGATCTTCGCGACCGAGATGGCGCGGGAGGAGCGGGCGGCCAGGTGGCTGACGTCGAAAACCGCAGTACCGCTCGAACGGATCTTGCGCAACCAGCTCGAGCCGAAGCACATGAGCCGCTTGCTCGAGGCGGCCAACAAGCACCAACGGTTGCCCTTCGAATACTTCGAAGCATTCGATTGGAACGCCGACCGGATCTGCGAGCGGATCATCTTCGGCGGTTACGACGTCGTCGCCGTCGACCCCGTCACCGAAATCCCCGGTTTCGAGAAGGCTGAGACGGCGGCGGCGATCACCCGCCGCTTCAAGCAGATCGCCTCCCGCGCCAACTGCCACGTGATCCTCGTCGCCCACCTGAATCGGCAGCGTTTGAAAGATCCCAAGGGGGTGAAGCCGCGGCCGCTCTGCGTCGATCTCAAGGGCTCGGGGACGCTCGCCCAGGCGGCCAACGCCGTGCTCTTCCTGCACCGCAAGCAGGATGAGGAGGCCAACGTCTTGCCCGAGGGCGAAATCTACTTCGACAAGGTCCGCAACGGCCTCAAGAAGAAGATCCCGGTCGTCCAATCGAGCCGCACCCACGAGTTCCTCTGGCTCAAGCCCGAGCCGACTCACGAGCAATCCGAGCTCGAGGTCGGCCCCACCCACGAGCCGCCCGGCCACGACCACGACTCTCGAGAGGACGACTAGGTGAGCACCTGGGATCTGATCCACGGCGACTGCCGGGAGGTTATGCGCGAGATGCCGAGGGCCTCGGTCGACTCGATCGTGACCTCTCCACCCTTCGCCGACCAGCGCAATTACAACGGTGGCAACGAAGAGCGGCGCACCGAGCGCGCGAACCGAAATGGCCGGCGACCTGGTGTGAAGAACCAGTCGCGCCGTGCCCGCAGCGAAGCCCCCATGCGTTTCGCCGAGGACTTTGTCGAGACGGTGCTGCCGCCGATGTACGACGTCCTCGGCGACGACGGTGCGTTGATGCTCAACCTCGGGGTGGTGCTCCGCGACGGCGAGGAGTCGCCTTACGCCGATGCGATCCTGGCCGGCGCGCGGGAGCTCGGCTTCAAGCTCCTGCACCGGATCGTTTGGCACAAGCCCAACGGCCTGACGCCGAGCCACGCCGCCTTCATGCGGATCAATCACGAGTGGGTCTTCTGGCTGGCGAAGTCGACGTCGGCCTATCGCGGCTACGACACGGTGACGCGCACCCCCCACAAAGAGAGCACCTTGAAGCGGATCGGCCAGCCCTACAAGGAGGGCGGTCCCGACGAGCGCTACTCGAAGCGCTCGAGCGGTCACAAGCTGCACCCGGACGGGGCGCGGCCCGGCACGGTGTTCACTGCCGGCGTCGGCGGCACCAAAGGCGTCAAACACTCGGCGGTAATGGCCTACAAAACGGCCCGCCATTTGGTCGCTCTCTCTGCCCCGGTCGGTGCCACTGTGCTCGATCCCTTCGCGGGATCCGGCACGACCGGCGTTGCTTGCCGCGAGCTCGATCGCAACTTCATCGGCGTGGAGATCGAGGAGGGCTACTTGCCCGAGTGCCGGCGCAGGATCGAGGGGGCGGTCTGAATGGCGAAGCGCCGAGTCAGGATCGACGACGACCCGCCCCGCCTGCTCCGAGCCAGCCCCCACAGCGCCGACTTCGATGCCATCCGACGCTCCTACGACGACGAAGGGGTGCCCAGGGACCTGCACGACGTTGGCGCCGATGCCGCCGCTGCCGAGGAGAGTGCCTACACGTCCTCTCAGGGACAGGCATTGGCCAGGGAGCCTGAGGCGATCTCTCACGAGGAGCAGGAGCGTCAGACGCGGGCCTCGCGGGAGAAACGCGAGCGGCAGGTCATGTCGCCGCTCTACGAGCTCGACAGGCAGCTCGAGAAGCTCGAATCGACCGGCTTCTACAAAAACGGCAAGGTCAAGTTCGTCCGCAAGCTGCTCAACCAGCTCGGCGAGGACGCGATGCGATCGGCGGTCGTCGACCAATGAGCCCCGACCCCGCGCGAGCACAATGCCCCTTCTGCATGGCGCGGGTTCGCCTGACCAAGGAGGGGGTGTACCGGCAGCACGAGTACGTGCCTCGGCGTCGTCGCCACTGCCCCGGCTCTCACAGGACCCCCGAGGCAGCGAAAGCCGCAAAACGCGAAGGCGATACGTCCTCCGGTCTGTCCGGCCGGCCAGACAAGATGCGCCCCGAGGACATTTTCTGATGCCGAACTGCCGAGACTGCAAAGAGCCGATCAAGTTCGCCCGAGCCGGGGATCGCACGATTCCGATCGACGCGAAACCCACCCACGGGGGCAGCTACGTCCTCCTCCACGACTTCGGGGTGCTCACGGCGCGGCCGGTGCGATTGCCCCAGGACTACAGCCGCCCTCGGCACCGCATCCACTTCGATACCTGCACCAAGCGTCGTCACCGAAAGGACTCCCAGCGATGATTCGAGCGATCAGCTTCACTGAGTCCAGCAACGTCCTCACCTGTCAGGCCCAATGGGACTTCAACTACGGGGGGCACCTGGCCGGTGACTGCCTCAAGCCGAGGGCGGTGCCGACGCGGTTGCAGGAGGGCAGCGCGTGGGGCGCCGGAGTCGCCGCCTTCCATGCCGCCGAGGTCGACAAGGTCGACGCGGGGATCGTCGCTCTCACCACCAAGCTCGACGAGGAAGCCGAGAAGCTCAATGCCAAGGGCGTCTACGACGCCGACGCGCACCGGGCGATGGCCTCGAAGCTGCGGGCGCTGCTCGAGCAGTACGGCGCCGAAGAGGAGTCGCGCCCGGTGCCGCTGGCCGGCCTCGGCGACCTCGAGCAAGAGCTCCTCGTGCCGCTGCCCTCGAGGTCGGGCAAGGGCGACTCGAGCATCTACCGCTTGCAGGTCTTCTTCGACGGCGTCCTCGAAGACGAGGAGGGCCGGATCTGGCTCGTCGAGTTCAAGCTCCGCGAAACCCTCTCCGCGCTCGAGCTGATTACGAACGGGCGTCAGATCCGCTACTACGCCTGGGCCTGGGAACGAGAGCACGGCCGCCCCGTCGCCGGGGTGATCGTCGACGAGCGACTCAACGCCCAGCCCAAGCCGCCGAAGATCGTCAACTCCAAAAAAGGCGAGGGCATCGAGGTCGAGGTCGACGTGCTCGACAAGGAGACGAAGGAACCGACCGGCGAGAAGAAGATGCAGTGGAAGGCGCCGTCGAAAGACAAGGCGCAGCTGACGACCCCCGACCTCTACGAAGCGGCCTGCGAGGAGTACGGGGTCAAGGTCGACGAGGAGATGGTCGCCGCCCTGCGCGATCGCCGTTGGTCCCAGCGCGAGCGGGTCTTCCTGCGCCCACGCGAGATCGAGGAGAGCGGCACGGAGCTGATCTCCCTCGGCCGCCAGGTCGCCGCGCTCGACTCCGGGCAGACCTACCCGGTGCGCAACGTCAAGCCGCAGAACTGCAACGGCTGTCGCTTTAGGGAGATTTGCAACGACCCGCATGACCAGGAGCTTGTCGACTCCCTCTTCGACCGGAGGCCGGCCAAGCGAAACCGCACCGACGAGGAGGTAGTCCCAGCATGAGTCTCACGTTCGTAGAGCCCAGCGCTGTCGCCCCGACCATGAACATCTTGCTCTATGGCCCTGGCGGCACCGGCAAGACCGTCAACGCTTGCTCAGCCCCCGGCCCGGTGTTGGTCGGCAACGCCGAAGGTGAGAGCGCCCTGCGCTTCGCCCGCGGCAAATGGGGGGACGAGAAGATCCACGAGAAGGCGATCACCTGCGCCAAGGACCTCGACGACATCTTCGTCCACGTCCGCGAGGGGTGCGAGGAGCAGACCCTCGTGATCGACTCGGTCGGCGAGGTCTATCAGCGGCTCGTCGAGGAGCTCGCCGGCAGCGGCCGCGCGTCGTTGCAGAACTACGGTGACGTCAACACCAAGATCGAACGGTTCGTTCGGGCGATCAAGGATTTGCCGATCAACGTCGTGTTGATCGCCCACGAGCAGCTCGACGAGGATGACGGCGCTTCGATCAAGCGGCCGGCGACGGGTGGGAAGAAGTTGCCCGAGAAGCTCGTCGCCGCCGTCGACGTCGTCGGCTACTGCGCCGTGATCCCCGAGGGCGACGACACCCCGCGCCGCTACGTCGCCCAACTCGTCGAAGCGAACGGCAAGCGGGCCAAGGACCGCTCCGGCTCGCTCGGCAAGATCCGCGACATCGACCTGAGCGAGTGGATTCCCACCGCCGTCGAGGCGATGTCGGGCGGGCAGCAGCAGCTCGGCCAGGAGTCGGCCGTTGAGCCCGCGAAAGAGACGTCGACCAGCAAGGGCGGCGGCAAAAAGGAGGAGAAGAAATGAGCTTCAAGCTCTCGCTAGACGACGTCGAGCCCTGGAAGCCCGGCGGCGTGATTCTCAGAACCGGAACGCACCCGATCAGAGTGGTCGAGGAAGAGATCAAGCTGCCGGGCCAAGAGGGCTCGACCAGCGACCACCCCGTCGTCATTCTCACCTGCGAGGCGATCGGCGGTGAGGAACGGGGCGGCGAAATCCGCGACTGGGTTCACGTCACCGAGAACACCCTCGGTCGGATCGCCCAGATCTATGAGGCGTTCGGCGTCGAGTGCCCCTCGGGAGAGTTCGAGTGGATTCCGCTCAAGGGCCGTCAGGCCAAGGCGATCGTCCGCGAAAAGCCCGGTCGAAACGACCCAAGCAAAACCTTCTCCGAGGTCGCGAGCTACGTTGCGCTGGCCGGCGGGGAGGAGGTCGCGGCCAAGTTCGAAGAGGCGTTCGATGCTAAGCCGGTCGAGGCCGGTAAGGGCGGCGCCAAAGACGACGACATCCCCTTCTAGCGATGGGGAAGGCACTTTTACCCGAGGAGCGAGCGGCCAAGAAGGCGTTCGCCGTCGAGGAGAAAATCAAGAAGGGGGTGGGGGCGATCCGGCAGGTCTGGATCGCCCTCGCCGGCTACCTGCACGAGTTCTACTCCGAGCGCATGTGGGAGCATCTGGGCCACGACAAGTTCGAGGAGTGGCTCGGCACCCCGGAGATCGGGCTCGGCCGCTCGCAGGTCTACGCCCTGATCGAGGCGTACGAGGAGCTCGTCGTCAAGCGGGAGGTCGAGGAGGCCGTCCTCGCCGAGCTCGAGGCCACGAAGCTCGCCGTGGTGCTGCCGGCGCTGCGGCGGGGCGAGGTCGAGCTCGAGGAAGCGCTCGCCGACTGCGAGTCGCTGTCGCGCTCGGCGCTGCGCGAGAAGTACGGCAAGTCGGTGCCGGCCGAGCGGGTGCCGCTGATCCAGTGCGAGGACTGCGGCTGCATGAAACGGCCGAAGACCGAGGCCGAAGCCGCCGAGCAGATCCCCGGCCAGATGTCGGTCGAAGAAGCCGATGGTGGGTGACGCGCGCAGCTCGCGCCTCGCAGTGGCGGCGACGCAGGCGTGGCCGGCGACGTGCCCTCACTGCCGCAGCCGGTTCCGCGTTCTTTGGTCGGGTGCCTTCGGCCACCTTTGCGAATGCCTCTACTGCTCGCGTCAGTGGATGGCGCCGCGGCGATGATCGCCAAGCCGCCGCCCGAGCTGTCGGAGGCGTTCTGGCGGCTGGCGATGAAGCGCCGCTACGCGACGATGTTCCTCGGCGGGCAGCTCGCGTGCTGGCTCGCCATCCACGACCCGCTGAAACGGCCGTGCAAAGGCAAGTGGGAGGCGGCGCACTTCATCGGTCGCCAGTCGATCCGCAACTGCCCGACGCTGCACGGCCTCGACCCAGAGTTGCTCGCCTTGGCCTCCTGGGACCCGCGTAACGGCATCCCGGCCTGTGTCGAGCACCATCGCCGCTTTGACAACCACGCGGACGCAGGCCCTGGCTCAGCGATCCTCGTTCCGCGTGAAACGCTCGATGAGGACCTGGAGGAGTTCATCGCCGACTGGGGGCTTGAGTCAGAGGCCGAACGGCGGTTCCCTGGCACGTAGGCGGTATACTGGCGGCGCCCAGGCAGCCTCGCCACATACCCGCGAGGAAAGCGATGGCCCAGGCGTCAAATCGACCTGGCGTCCTTAGTCTGCTCTCGGGCAGAGGACTCTCCTCCTCGCCCCGCCGTCGCCGTTCCCTGGCGGCACTCAAAAGGCGGCGGGACTCTTCGCCGGGCCGCGGCTCGCCAGAAGCCAGCGCGTCCGGCACTTCGCCGGGTCGTGGCGGGTCACCGCCAACGATTAAACGACCGAATGGATGTGCGCAAGCGATCGCTTCGCTGGGAGGCGGGTCGCAACGGCGCCCGGCATAACGTGGCGACATAGAGCAATCGCGCAGCTCACCCAAGAGGCGTCAACCGCACGGTTCATGGCCTCAAGTGGAGATGCCGGTTCGAGTCCGGCTGTCGCCCATCGCTCCATAGCTGTCTCGTCCGGCGCGCCGGACTGAGCACAAACCTGAGCCGGGACCTCGCGTCTCGCGAAAGAGGGGGTCGAGCCGCCGGGCTGACTCACAGCACCCGGCGGCTCCATAGCTGTCTCGCCTCAGTAGGGGAGCGCGGCAGACGCCCACCAAATCACCGCTAGGATCGCGCCCCATACCGCAGCGGCCACGATTCCAGCCACGATCCATTCGGCGACCTCCCTCATCGGTCGAGCCCGTGCGCTTGGTCGTACGGGTCGGCCTTCGAGAGGTCATAGGCGGCGCCGTCGGCCTCCCGAATGAGCCGGTTGGCGCGTTGTCGCAGGATCTCCCGCTCGGGCACTTGGCGGCCCTCTTCGAGCGTCAGCTCGGGATGGTCGCGGGCCTCCGCGAGAGCACGGCCGAGCCGCTGCCGCAGCTCCGCGCCGTGCTGTTCGTGGTCGTGTAGTTCCTGCTCGGTCGCGCCGATCTCTAGGCGGACGGCGTCGGCGCTCCTCATAGGCAATGCCCGACCTGCCCCAGCGTGTTTTCGAGCGACCGACAGCGGTCCTCTAACGCGTTCTTGTAGGCGACCAGGGCCTCAACATCTTCCCGGCCTCCCAGGTAGCCAACCCTCTCGGCTATCTGGGAGCAGGGGTCGAGATTGGCGGCGTTCCCTCCCGCTTCCCCCATCTGATCCTGCATGGTGATCGGTCGCTCGCCGCCCAGGCCGTCGCTCGTGTTCATCTCTGATTCTGCGTTCATGGTGCTCCCTTCGGGTTGTACTGCGTTCGATACAAGAGACGGCGCGGGAATCGAACCCGCGCCAGCCGCCAGGCCGTCTCAGTCGGGACAGGGGAACGCGGCCTGAATCTCGTCCCAGACCTCCCGCTCGGCTTCGACGTCGTCCACGTCGCCACCCTCCGCGACAAGCTGGCCGACCACCCGCCGCGCATCCGGCGAGAGTTCGAGCGACCGGCAGCGATCCTCTAGCGCGTTCTTGTAGTCGATCAGGGCATCGACGCCGCCCGTCTCGTCGTCGTCGGCTCCGTCGCTGTAGCCGATCTCGGCGGCCAGCTTGTCGAGCGGGTCGTCGAGCAGGTAGGCGAGCGCGCTGCACTCCGGGCACTCGCCAGCCGGGACCGTCCCGCCGGGGTCGAGCCGTTCGCTCAGTCGCTTGGGCTCGACCAGCTCGCCCACCGGCCAGATGCGGCGGCAGTCGTCGCAGCGGGCCTTGTCGTCGCTCGGCGCGGCTCCCAGACCGTCAGCGCCGGCCATCTCTGATTCTGCGTTCATGGTGCTCCCTTCGGTTGTACTGCGATTGATACAAGGCCGCGCCCCGGAATCGAACCGGGGCGGCGCTCCAAGCGCGGCTAGGCGAGTTCGTAATGACGCAGGGCACCGCCGAGCGCGGCGTCTCGCAGCGCAGGCGTCAGCGGCCGGTTGACCTTGAAGAGCACCGCCCAATCCCGACAGGGCGAGCCTGCGAGGTTGCGATCCGCCGACACCGTCGCTAAGCGGCCTCCCGGCCCGCCCAGCACTAGGAAACGGTCGCTCTGCGAGGCGAGCACGGTGAGCACCCGGTCTAGCAGCCGTTCGGCCGTTTCCCGGCGCTCGTCTCCCCCGTAGGCGAATGCCTCGCCCCTCGCCCGGTGATAGTCGAGCTTGAGGCTCAGCGGCACCTTGGCGAAGCGCTGGATGTCTGCGTAGGTGCCGCCGATGTCCGGCAGCACGATTTCAAGCGCCGATGCGGGCGGCATGAACCCGCGAGACGGTGAGCGCTTGGCGAGCTGCTGGGCTTCCTCCCAACTACAGCGCGCGGCGCTCACTCGATTACCCCTTCCCGCTCGATCACTTCGCCCGCCACCCTGAGCAGCGCCTCCCGGCCGCCGTGGCGCTCGACCATCCCCCTAGCGCGCTCTAGGACCGCCTCGCGGGTGTCGTCGGGCATCAGGGATCGAGCGATCAGCCCACCGCTAGGCGCGTGCGTGACCACCCAATAGCGCGTCCCCGGCACCGGCAGGCCGTCCTCTGCCTCGATAGCTCGATGGACGACGCAGGGCTCGCCAGCGACCTCGCAGGCGTAACCCGTGACCTCGATATATGGCACTCGTTCCGCGGTCGCCCGTCCGAACTTGCGCGGGTTGGTCCGCACCTTCACCGTGGCGCGCTTCATTCGCCCAGCTCCGGCACGACACGGCGGGCCAGCTCTTCGGCCGTCTCCCGATCATCGCCCGAGAGGACACGCTCGGCCGACCCGGTCCATGAGTAGCGGTAGAGAACGCGGCGAATCTCGTAGCTTTTTCCACGCTCGAAGCCGAGCGGCGTCGTCGCTGGCGACCCTGGGTTGTCGTAAGTGTCGCACTCAATCAGCAGCCGGTCATCCGGTCCG